TCTTTTGCTAAAACATTTTTATCTACACAATACACTATAAAATCAATAAACTCTTTTTTGTTTTTTACGTTTCCAAATTGGATTTTTGGAATTTTTTCTACTTTGTGTATTTCATTTTCTTTTACTATTTTTGCTGGTACTTCATTTTTATTGATGCTTTCAGTAAACAATAAAATTACAAAAACAACTAAAACTAGTAACAAAAACTTTTTCATTATTATCCTTTTGCAAACAATTCAGCATCATCAAGTCCAGCAACTCTCAGTTTTACAATATTATTAATCTGAAATTGTTTACTGTCAATGGCTTTCATTAAACCCAAGTATTTGTTTCTTAACAAAGCAAACTCATTAACAAGTTGACTCATGCTCACTACTTCATCTTCACCATCTATATACTTTTCTACATCTCTACTAGTTAATGCTCTTTGATAGTTTTCAAGATATTTTTTGTAATGAATACTTCTAATTTTTCGCAATTGTATGTTTAAAAACTCTAATATTGATTCAATTTCTTGTAACTGATTAAAACGGTGCTCTACAATTCCTGGTATTTTTGATGAATTCAATTCAATGTTACCTTTCATGCCACACTCAATACGAGCTTCTTCTAATTGATTTTCAAAATAATCAATACAATCAGGCAACTTTGAAAAATCAGCAGAAACTGTGTTATACCATTTTACCATTACCAGTCCTCGTCTTCTTTCCAATCGTCATCAATTGATTCTTCTTCTTGATAATACTCGTTTAGAGCTTTTTCTAAATGTTCATCAGCCTGTTTGATTTCAACAATACTTTGCTCGTCAACACTGTAATCATCAAGCAAAGTAACAAAAGACATAGCGGCATCTTCTCTGTCTTTGGCTGGAATAAAAGGTAATAATTTTTCCCAAGACTCCATTAACATTGCAATATCTTGATTGGTTATCATTATTCATCTCCTGTTGTTTCACTAACTGTGCTGTTTGCACTTAATATTTCTTCAAACTCAGACATAACCATATCCATTAACTCTCCAGTCCATTGCTTACGATAATGTTTATGTTCTGTACCTGCTTTGTCAACATATTTTAAACGATTTCCTTCTTTAACAAGTAGTCCTTTTTTCTCAAATAAATCAACAAGACCACTGTAAGGATCCATTCCAGATTCATATGGAATTTTAACCTGTACTGATTCAAAAGGTTTGTTAAATCTAGTTTTCATTACTTTAATTGCTGATCTAATACCAGTAACGTCAGATATTTTATTTCCATCTTCATCTTCTTTTAATTTAAGTTTTTTCATAGCAATCACAACTGAACTTGCATACACAAATCCTTGTCCACCTGATATTTTGTCATCTGGATCAAACATGTCTTGTGATGCGTATGTGTGATTGGTTGCTACCAAACCAATGTTATGACTACCAAATCTATTAACACAGTTTCTAATCAATGCTGTCAATGATTTGGCTTTTCTACCAAGGTCACCTTTCATGTCACCTTTTTCAAACTGATCTCTGTCAGTTGGTGTCAACAACATACCTAAACTGTCAATTACAAATAGAATTTTTGGTTTATCTGCTTCTTCTTTACCATCATATTCTTTGCTGTAATTTGTTATAAAATCACTAATAATTTTTGCAACATCATCAACCATTGCCACATTAATTCTTAAAAGTTTTTCTGGCGATGTGTCTACTCCAAGAGCTTGTAACCAATCTTCATGTAGTGCATTTTCTGAATCTAATGCCACACAAAATATTCCTTGCTCCTGTGCATTTTTGATAATATTACCTGATGCAATCAAACTCTTACCAGAACCTGATTCACCTGCTAACATGGTCACACGACCTAGTGGAATACCTCTTTGAAAATCTCCACTGATCAAATAATTTAATGTATAATTTCCTGTTGAAACCCAAGTGTTAGGATCTGATTCAAACCCAACACTAATTCCTTGAATGTTTTTTGTTAAACTTGTTCTAAATTTACTTACGTCAAACGGTCTTACCATTATAAACTCCTTCTGCTAAAAAGTAGTGCATGATAACATGCACTACTAATAGTTTTAACATTTATTTGCTTGATTGTCTAGCTCTGATCATTGCCAAAATGTCATCTGCTGATCCTGATCCACTAGCAGTAGCAGGTGCAGTTTGCTCAGCCATTGCTGGTTGAGTTTCTTGAACTGTTTCTGTTACTGGTGCAGTTGCTGGTGCAGTTGCTGGTGCAACTGGTTGTGCCACTGCTGGTTGTGGAGCCACAGTTTCAACTGTGGTTGCTGTAGTTGTACTTGCCACAGATGCCGTTGCTGGCGCTGTAGTTGTACTTGCCACAGATGATTTTTGTGAAGATCCTGCCACACTATAACCGGTTGGTTTATAGTATTGTGCGAATCTGTCTGGATCGTAAAGTTCACCATCTACAGATGCTTTAAATAGTTCTTGCATGATTGCAACTTCATCTGCTGAAGGTTTCTTTGGCATGTAATCTGAAAGATTGTGCAATCCAAATTTATCAATTGCTCCTCTTTCTGTTTCAGAAAGACTTCTTGCTTTAAACGACCAAGTAGAAGTTGAATAATCTGCATAACCACCTTTTTGAGTTTTGGTTAATTTGAAATCTCTACCTGCTTCGTAATCAGTTGGAAGATCTTCCATGTCAGGATTCATCAATGCTGATCTAATGATATTAAAAATTGACGGATTAATTACAAAACGTCTAATTGGATTTTCAGGTATAGTATCTTCATCAAGTGTTGAATTTACTACAAAGCCTTGGAAAATGTAACTTCTTTTCTTCCAATACTTTCTACCCATATCTTCAAGACTTGGATCTTTGAACCAAGTTCTTACTTCAGATAAGATTGGGCAAGGTTCACTAAACATTTCCATACAAGGTATTTGTACTATTGTTGGTTTTGTGTCTTGTGCGCCTTTAATTCCTGGAAAAGGTAATTTAATCATTGCTCTTTCTTGCCAGAAAAAAGTGTTACTTGAATCACCATCTGGTAAGAATCTTAGTGTTGATGTAGTGCCTTCTGCTATATTCCAGAACGGAAAAATTGCGTTGTCTGATGCGAGTCCAGTACTGGCTGATGTTTTCTTTTCTTGTTCTGCCAATTTGGCTCTAATTTCTGCTAACGTTGCCATAGTTTTTGTCTCCTTTGTGCATATGTTTGCCTATGTTTGCCTATATTTGCCTGTTAGTGCTTTAATGTTCTAACATTAAACACTACTATATTTATCTTTTGATAAAAAGTCAACCTGAATATTTAGGTAATTTTCCAACTTTATAGTAAAGTTTTGTATATTGGTGTTAAACACACCCTGTTTATACCGTTTTCTCTTTTAAATCTATCCCATGCAGTGTCATTAGTTGTACCTACTAAAAAACTATCACTGGGTACTAGATCAAACTGTTCACATATTTGTTTTTGTAAATTTTGATACTTTTGCTTTTTTTCAAACACTGTGCTGTGTGATATCACTGTGTCAAACACGTCTATTATTGTGGAATTAAAATATCCAGCACCTTGAATTTCACGTTGTAATAATTCTTCTTTTTTTGAAAAACGTACACCTGCTCTGAGCAGATTAACACCATATGCTTTTGAACAACTCCAAAACACTTGTTCAACACAGTCATACATTTTAATTTTGTTTTCTCCAGTTGTTCCTCCAAATGCAAGATCCAAATAAATTGGACACAAATCTCTTGAACCAACTTCGTCATATCTTGGATCAAAGTTTCCTGTAGCACTAAAAGGATTACTCATGTATAACGGAACACCAGGCAACAAACTGTTAACAGATGTAGCAACATTAACTGGTTTGTTTAATATTGTTGGATAACGATACTCACCTTCAAATATTTGATACTGTTTGACTTTGATAGCAAAATGATCAATGCTTTCATGTATACCATTTGTAGGATAACAAAAATCAAAACTGTTGACATCAATCAAAGGATGTAAATACTTTTTTATTTTTTTAGCACACTCTATCCAACGTTTGCTTCTTTTATCTTTTATTGGTACATGAGATTGATCTGTACTGTCAACATAGTCACCAAGTTTGTTATCTAAACTTGTTTTAATATCTTTATCAATAATAGAATGTATTGCTTTACTTGTACCAAAATCTTTGTTTGTTATATGCTTCATAATATTTTACCTTTGCTTAACACTTCTGTTGTGTCAAGTTTTTGTCCATTATGATTATAATAAACCACATTCGTTTTTGGTTGCCATTTGTAATTAGAATCTTGTAAATTGATACTGTAAAAATATTGCAAGTAATCTGATTTAGGAGAAACTTTAAACAAACAGTCTGGTTCTAGTTTTAAATTTGTGTACCACTCTGTTTGTGTCCATTTTTTAAAAGCAGGATCAATCATTTGTTTTTTGCGTTGATACAATGCATTAATGGCTCTGTTTTTAATATCTACTGTGATGTACAATATTTTATATCCATGTTCTCTTGCCCAAGCAATTTGATGATCAGCAACCATAAGTCCACAGTGTGTATGACGCCATGGCTTTAATATATGATAACGACAAACTCTGGCCGCTATGTCTTCATCACCTGTGTAGTGTGATGG